AGCCTGCAGTATTAACAGTTGCTGTGCCTGCGGTGATTGTGCAAGTACCTGCACCAATGTTTTGAATAAACAAAGTGTCGCCAGCATCAAACAAACCTGTGTTTACCGTAATTGTTGTTGCGCCTGCAGCGTTCATTACAACTCGAGTGCCTTTGTCTGCTGCAACCAATGTGTAACTAACTGTTTTGGTGCTGACCGTTTGGTTGTAGTCGTTTGCCTGCAAACTGTCCATTTGTGCGGCAGTTAAAACTTGCCCGGCTGTAAAATCTTGAATTGCCATAAGTGTCCTTTACATTATCCTAAAACATTAAGCGCATCAATGATGCCGTAAATAGCGTCATCTAAAATAAGCTCATAAACTACTGTGGTAGGGCTTGTAAACAGCGTGATCGAGTGCCCAGCATCAAAATTTAAATAATGCTCGATGCCTTCAATGGCAAGCTCTTGGGCGAGCTCGGTGTTGCCAATAGTTTTTTCTATGGTAATTGTGTTGCCTATCTCAATGGTAGCCAGCGCATCTTTTTGTGCGGTTGTGAGCATGTTGAATTGGGTTTCAACGCTTGTGTAGCGCGGTTCAGGCTCGGGCACTAACAAGTATTCTGCGAGCTCAAGCGCTGCAGCATCGTTGTGCAAAAGGCTTTCGCTGATGTTTACCGCTTGCACAAAATAAGTTGCTTGACTTGCTGCATCATCTGCGGTTTGTGGGCTGTTACTGCCTGCAATAGTTACCGTTGCTCGATTAACTACTTGATCAGCTTCAAAACTTATGCCCACGCCGTTAAATTTTATTTGTGTGCCATCATCGTGAAAATCTGCTACTGATCCGCTGAGCGTGTTGCCTATTCTTGGCTCAAAACGCAGATCACCTGAGCGTGTCATAAAAAGCCTGCCTTGTTCGGCGCGATTAATTTCTGAACAATACTGTGAAACATTTGTGCCCTGCGGGACTGTAAACGCAGCTGCGCCGCCAAGAGTAACTGTGCCCGTTTCAATATCGCGTTGAGCAATTGGAAAAGCTACTTCAGGTAGATCAAGCACCGCTTCGAGCCGCTCGCTGGATAATTGTTCGCTCACATTAAATTCATCCATGACGGTTTGCGCCAACAAATAAAACTGATCAGCACAAAAAACCGTTACCGTGTCCAAACCGCCCAGCGCAAAATTGTAATCATAGTTAATTATGTAACCGTTAAAAATGTCTTGTGCTGTGTTGGTGGAATCGTAGCGTTGCAGTTTTACGCGCCGCAATGGTGCTAAACCCGGTCGCTGTGTTGTTTCATCCCAATATGGGCTTTGCTGATCAAAAGGATTAAAAATGCCTGTGGTGTCAAGCATCGTAAAACTCATTGTGCCGGGTGCAAACTGATCGCCTTGATCTTGTCTGCCGCGCCTTACTGAAACATTTGTGCAACCATCAAGCACCCCAACAAAGTTTGTTGTGCCATCGAGAACATAGGTTGTGTTATCTAAAACACCTGCGGTTGCATCGTCAAGTAAAAACGCATTTTGCAAAAAGCCTGTATCAATAAACAGCTCATAGTTACCTGAGCCAACTACTGCAACGCCTGCCATTATGCGATCTCGAACTGTGCCGGTCCAGCTGTGCGATTGTAGGCGCGCAGCGCATCAGTTACCGCTTGCCCTACCTCAGATTTTGTTGCCAGCTGACTGTTCACATTAATAGTTACAGCACCGCCACCACGCCGAGCATTAAGCTCAGCAATGTTTGGCATCACTACAGGCGACACACTTGGCGCACTGATGGTTTCCGTAAAACTTGTGCTGATGCCTTTAACATCCGCAAAATTGATACCTTTGCGCGATAGGCGACCTTCAGCTGCCGCTAACGCTTCCTCGACACCACGCAAATATGCTTTGGCATTTGATACGCCCGCGCCATAAAACTTTTGTGCTGATAGCTCACCTATGCGCTCAGCAATGGCTTGTGTTTGCTCAACAAGGGTGTTTGCCCGCAAAACATTTTCTGATGACGCTAAAAGCTCTTTGGCAATTGCTGATCCGCTATCAATGCCGGCATCAATAACTTGTTGCAACGCATCTTGAGACAAACCCGCAGCAAGCAATTGCTCAACCAAATCGCCAAATTCTTTTGTTTTGTCTGCCTGTTTTTGTAGCGCACTGAAAAAGGTTGTGCCGGCATCCTCGCCGCCTTCCTCAAATGCTTTGCCAAAATTAAGTGCATCTGTAATGACTTGTGCAACTGATCCGCTAAAACTATCAAAGGCGCTTTGCGCTTTGTCCAGTTTGCTTTTAGCGTCATCGAGTGCCGCACCCATGTATTCACGCAATGCTTTGGCGGCTTCAGTTGTTTTCTCTGCAAGCTCTTTAGCTTTATCGGCTGCGCTGCCTGTGCCGCTGGCAACTTTCTTTGTTTCTTTTTCTGTTTCTGCCATGTATTCAGCGATTTTTGTGCCGCGTATGTAATCGAGAGTGAAGCCAAGTCTGCCCATGTCTTGTGCTGTGCTTTTCGCGGCTGTGCCGAGCCCTGTGGTGGCTGTGGCTGCAGCCTTGTTTTGGTTTTTAAACACAAGCATTGCACCGCCAACCAAAACCAAACCTGCCGCAATACCTGCCGCAGCAACACCCGCTGTGCCAGCTGTAGCAACCGCTGCAAGCGATGCAGCGTTAGCAAAATTTAGTGCGGTAGCCACAACCGTTACCGCGTTAGCGAGCACTTGCGCGGTCTTGTAAGCAACGATGGCTGCCGCTACTGATGCCACAGCCACGCCCAGCGCTGTAATGATGCCTGTGTGCTCGGCTGCCCAATTGCCAAAAGTTATTAGCAACGGCAAAATTGCTTCAACGGCTGGCAGCAATGCTTTGCCTATGCTTTCTTTAGCTTCATCAAGTGCGACAGTCAGCCGTTTAAATTGACCTTCGGCTGTGCCGGCTGCAACTGCAGCTGATCCACCAAAAGTTTTGGTGAGTGTGCCCATTACTTGATCAAGCGTTGCACCTTCTTTGATTGCTATTTTTAGCTCAGGGCTGAGTTTGGCGAGAGCTTTAGTGTTGCCGCCATAAGCGAGCGCTAAGGCATCGCTAACGCTTTGTAAATCTTGTCCGGTTGCTGCGCTGATGTCCATTGCCAAAGCAAGCGCCTTGTTTGCTTCTTGCAAATCTTTTGTGCCGCGCGTCAGTGAAGCAAAAGCTGGGCGAAGCTCACTGTCCGATACGCCGGTAGCCATTTGCATCGCCGCCACGCTTGCTTCAACCGCAGCGATCTGTTCATTTGTTGCACCCACAACATTTTGCAAAGTTTTAGCCAGCTGAGCTTGTGCGGCTTCATCCTCAATCGCAGCCTTAACAGAAAACCCGGCTGCCGCAGTAAGCCCAGCAAGTGCAGCCACAGCCGGCAAAAAAGCTTTTTCCATAACAAAGCCAGCTTTTTGGCTGTTTGTTTCAAGGCTCTTAAACTCAAGCGCCGCTTTTTCAAAACCTTTGCTATCAAGGCTCGAAATGATTGGGATGTTAATTGCCATGACGCACCTGCAAATTTCTGTTTAACTTTTCCATAACTTTTTCAACAATTGCAAGCACTTCTTGTTCAACTGTTTCTTTGTGCATGTCCACAGCTGGATCAATTGCGCGTGGCTCTAAACCAACCTCAGCATTTAAATTTGTTACAAATATGCCTTTGGTGCGCCTGCCGGCATGATCATAGATTGCGCCTGCCGCATCTTTTTGTTGGATTACCATCAACTGATAAGGCTTTGCTTTAAATAACACATTGTGGCTTTCACGCGGGTTTGTTTCAGGATCGAACTTATCTTTAAAAGTAACAAGCCTTTGCCGTTGTGCAGCTGCACCAACTTTTACTTTGAAACCTGCGCGCACAGTGTTGTTATCCCAATACACATCACGCCCTTTAACAAGCTTTGATTTATACATGCCCGAAAGCGGCGCACCGTTGCCTTCACTGTTATTAAAGTTTTTAATCATGTCTCGAGCGCTCACAATAATTTTTTGCCCAGCGTTAGCAATGTCTTTAGTTACCTGCCTGCGGTATTTCGGATCAAAGCTATTGAGCTCAGCCAATGCTTCTTTAATGCCATGCACTTCAATGCGCGCTGTGTAAGCCATTATTTTGCTCGGTTTTGTCTGTTAAGGATCTCAATCACAGTGTTTACATCATCAATTTCAAATGTTTCAGCACCCCAAAAACCTGTAGCAACCAAAATTTCGGCAAGCGCATATCTTAAACTTCCTCGCCTACTTTTGGGATGTTCTGATCTACCACTTCAATGTTTCGCAGCTTGTCAATATAAAGATCAAGTGTGGCTGGCACAATTACGCCCGCTTTTTGTGATGCTGTGTAACACATAAAAGCAAGATCCTCGACACCAAT